TCTTGTCTTTCTTTGCATAGACGAACTCGCCACCTTCCACATTGAAGCCAAGTGAGGAGAAAATAGGTCGCATATCATAATTGAGAATATCAAGAATGAAATCACGATCATCAGAGTTCATCTCGTCCTCTTCCTCCTTGTGTACAGAGCCGAGTGCCTGCGTTCCAGTTGACTTAGCGTCTGTGGTGAGCGTGTTTCCCAGCACACGTATAGACATCTTTGAGTCCCAGTACTCAGCAAAAGTTCTATAAAGGTCGCTGGAACCAGTCTTATTACCAGCCTCTACAAGTTTCAGTTCGCTTTCTTTTGGATGAATGTATGCTGCGTTTGCACCCTGTCGGCGTGCATCAGCGATGACACGACGGCGTGCATCCTCGTCTCCAGCATCGTAAGTGTACTCACGAATTGGCATACCAAAGATGTTACAAAACTGTGCCCAGTCTGACATATCACCACGCTTATAGAGTACAGCAGGCAGAAGTTCTGCATAAATACCAAGGTCACGTTCGCTCCCAACGAAAAGCATATCAGGGAAGTCATCAATAGGCACGCCATCCATTGAACCTTGATACTTGAGCAGCTTACGATGTATAGGGTCATAGTGCTTGCGATTGATAAGGTCATAACGGATATTACCTTCCTCATTGAGATAGAACTGTACGAGTGTGAAGCCCCAGAACTCTGACATTACAAGGTCTTTCCTCAGCTGTTTGAACCAGGGTGATTTTATCTGATTGTTGATTGCATCATCAGGTACACCATTTCTTCTAAACTCAATGGGAATTTTCGTAACACCTCGCATACGTTTTGCAATGACTCCAGACAGGTGAAGGTCAAGAGAAGCACTGTCATACATATCGTACAGACGTGCCCTATTGGAGAAATCTATTCCCCTTGCAGCCTTAACAGATTGCATATACGCATTCATGTCAAACATGAATATCTCAGGCATCTGCAGAACGATGTCTGGCTGTCTCATTCCTTGAGGAACGAGCATTCCACCTTGTATTATTTTGCCTTGCTTAGGGCTGTTTTTCTTTTTTCTGTTCATAGCAATGTTGGTCTTAAGCCGTCAGCTTGTATTTGCCAACGACTATTGTTCTTAAGTTCATCTTCAGGCATCAATGGAGCACCGTCAATCGTTACGTCTCCTCCCATTACGCCTTTCAGCCATTCTATAGCACGCTCATATCTATCCTGGCGTATCTTCGCAATCTTATAAGGGTTATGCTGTGTGAAGATGTGATAGATAGCTATATCAAGTGCAAACATAAGAATGAGGGGGTGCCTGTCTTCCTCTCTGGCTGAAAAGATAGCGTTACAATCATAAATCTTGTTCAGATATCCTCGCATTTCACTTACCGCTCTATCCTCACATATCTCAACTATCTGAGGATCATAAGTTGGACTTTCTTTACGCAGCAGCGCATCAAGTATCTCGCGGTGAATACTTGCATCGTAGTCTTCTATATTGATAAAGTTATTCATAATCACATCTTATATGGATTTTGCTCATCCATTGTATGAAAACTGATAGTTATGGTGGGTTCAACCTCTGCCATCTTCTCATCTAACATTGTGATTCCACCTTCAAGAGAGTCAGGTCCATCAGCAGGGTATGGCAAGTTAAGTTCAAAAAGTTTGCACTGGTTGATAAGCTCCTGCATCATAGGGTTGTCTTTTTCCTCTTCATTGAATACCCATTGACAATTACGGTCAATTGGTTCAAGGTTGGCTTCTATACGTGTTGCCTTATCAGCTTTCTTTCGTCCATCGCTACGTATAAAAAGAGTTGTTTTTCGTCGCTGCTGCTCCTCACGTAGTAGCGGCTTGAACACCTGTTCGTAGAAAGGGTCTTGCAGTTTATTGTTCTCTATGTACCAATATACAGGAACCTTGCTTCCTACGTATTTATCAAGTTCAAAGTACCAGCCAATGAAGTTCGCATTTGTCTCGTGAGCCAAAAAACCTTTTATAATGTAGTAGATACCTTTATACTTGGCAATTAGCCAAAGAGACTTGGTAGACGAACCTTTCTTTTTGCTGTCAGAATAAGCAGGGTCTCCATACCCAATAAGGAACTTAAATTTAGACAAAGCAGGGACTTTCCCGAATGGAAGATTACGGAAAATCTTACCTTCTGAGACAGGATTATTGAAGTACTCTGCTTGTACGGCTCTTGCAGATATACCAGCAAGAACTGTATTAATCTGCTCCTCTGTGTTTTTTGCAGGCCAAGTAGATTTTCCACTCTTATCGCGGATGTTAACAATATCCCAGCTCTTTGCTATTGCTCCAGCACGTGCAATACAACAGTCTTTAGCAATGATGTTACCGCACCAAAGTATCAGAGTCGGCTCAGAGATAGAACGTGTTGGATAGAGTGCACCTTCAAACCAATCCCACTTCTTTTTAAGAGTTTCAGGGTTGCGGCAGTCCTCATCTGTGTCATAGTCATCAAGATAGATGACGTCAGGTCGTACAGCTTCGTTTCTTGCACCACGTGGAGCACTACCAGCACCAAGTGCAACAAACTTAGCACCACAGCGACATGTGAAGTCTGTTTCCGTCCATTGTCCCACAAGCTGTTGAATGCCATAATATTGCTTAATACGTGGGTTGTTCTCAAAATTAAGTCTGAAAGGTGTAAGTAAACGTGTTGCTGAAGTTATAGTTGCTGAAGCTAACACGATGAACTTCTTACGCCCAGTGAGTGCAAGATACATCAAGACAAACATAGATACAGTAGACTTTGCCAGCTCACGACTCCACGAAAGCACTTCGTACCATTCATCGTGTTCAATAATACGACGAATAGCACGCACGTGAAAAGGTGCAAATTCATATTTAGCATACTTGGGAAAGAAATACTGAATCCATTTAATAGGGTCTTGTTCCAGTTCTTTTCGTCTACGTTCAATATCACGTCTTGACAGCCCATTCTCTACAGGCATATCAGAGGTGAATGATTTATGAAACTCTTCCCAGTTCCTTAATGCAATTCTTTCTTCCTGTGTCATTTCGCCTTTGCCATTTGGTCCTTGATGAACGCATCAAAGAGGTTGTTAAACTGCTTAGCTGCATCAATATCAAGAGGGCGTAGCCAAGACAGAAAGCGCATAGCGACACTGATGCAGTCTGCAACGCCAACATCACTTTCTAACTTCTTGACAGCACCAGCGAGCTTAGCAAGCGCGTCTGCCTCCTGTGCTGTCGCAAACCTCTTACCTTCTTCACGATTTTGAATATTGTTGTTGATTTCAACAATCTGACGCTGGAACTGTGCTATAATCTGGTCAGGTGTAATTGTAAATGAAGCTTTCAGCTCCTCCCAACCTCCTTCACGTACCCAGCGAGAGACAGTCTGCCTTGTAGTTCCGACTTTTGCAGCTATCTCCTCTTGTGTGCAACTTCCCTCCATGTAGAGAGACTTTGCAATGCCTTTTTTGTCTATATTCGTCTTTGTCATATTGCCTAAATCTTTTGCAAATATCTTATATTTTATGGACTTTTTGAAATCCATTATTTATAACAGCACTGTCTGTTTGCACCATAAAATCAGTTGTTTGCGCTATGAATTTACGATTTTGTCACTCCCAGAAAAAACATGATATTTGCATCAAAAATTGAAATAATGAGTTCAAACTTTTTCAACATTATACCTGGTAATGGAACCGTAGCTATCCTCTTATATGGAGAGGTTGGTAATGGTCAGCCTGTGGACAGTGGACGAGTAGTCAGTGAGCTACTTGCCTTGCAAAGTCAGTATGACAAGATTGATGTACGCATCAATAGCAATGGTGGTGATGTTTTTAGCGGAATAGCCATATACAATGCTCTTCGCACTTCAACGGCAGACATTAATATATATGTTGATGGTGTTGCTGCCAGCATTGCCGCTATTATTGCTCTCTGTGGTAAACCACTCTACATGAGTCCGTACGCTAAGCTTATGCTTCATAGCGTAAGTGGAGGTACGTGTGGCAATGCTTCAGATCTGCGTAGAATGGCTACTGTGATGGAGGAACTTGAACGTAACCTTGCAGGTATGATTGCTGCACGTTGCGGAATGAGCACAGAAGATGTATCAGCAAAGTTCTTTGACGAGGTCGATCACTGGATAAGTGCACAAGAAGCAGTTGAAATGAAACTTGCAGATGGAGTGTATGATATGCAGGATGACGGAGGTCCAGCACCAACAACTCATGAGGAGATATATCAATATTTCAATAACAGGTTGACAAATCAACCAAAAAACTATCAAAACATGGCATTAATAGACCAATTAAAGAGCATCCCATCATTTAGCAATATCAATGATGAGGCTGCAATTGTGAACAAAGTTAGAGAGTTGGCAAACAAGGCAACCAAGGTAGATGCTCTTGAAACAGCCAATGCTGAGTACAAACAGCAGCTTCAGTTATCTGAAGCAAAGGAACAGGAGACAATCATTGATCAGGCGATTAGCGAAGGTCGTATTACCGCAGAACAGAAGGCACACTATGTTAAGCTTATGGCTGCAGACCGTACTACTACAGAAGAACTCTTGAACAGCATCAAGCAGATGCCTAAGCCTCGTGCTGCTTCGTACATCAATCCAGATGGTACTGGTGGTGACAGTTTTACCAATAAGACTTGGGACGAACTTGACAAGGCTGGACGTCTTGGTGACTTGAAGAGTCAGAACAAGGACCTTTTTGCAGCCAAGTTCAAGGAGAAGTTCGGTGTAGACTACCGCGAGTAAGAAATACAATACAAATTTAAAAGATAAGAAACTATGGCATTAAACAAAGAAATCTGGCAGTCAGACATTGTTGAGAACTTCTATCCTGACAATTCCTTCGCATCTAAGAGTGTTGACGACTCTGCGTTTGTTGAAAACCACAAGGTACACATTCCTAACGCTGGTGCTCCTTCAAACGTAGAGAGGAACCGCACTCAGAAGCCTGCTACAAGCAAGCAACGTACTGACAACGATCTTGAGTACGAAATGGACGAGTTGACAACTGATCCAGTGTACATTCCAAATATCGACATGGTAGAGCTCAGCTATAACAAGCGCAATTCTATCTTGAGCAATGACCGTGCTCAGTTGCAGGAGGCTGCTCATCTTAATTTGCTTGATCGTTGGGGTCAGGGTGTCGATACTAAAAATATCATCAGTACGTCAGGTACAAGCAAAACCACAGCTCATACATCGTCTGCTGCTACAGGTATGCGTAAGTCTATCTGTAAGGCAGATGTTCGTAAGCTTATGACTGCTATGGATGCAGACAATGTTCCAGAGCAGGGACGTTACCTCTTGCTTGACGCGTTTATGTATGCTGACTTGTTAGCAGACCTTGCTGAAAAGGATCAGTTTATGTTCCTTAACTCTGCTGACCAGCAGAAGGGTATCCTTGGAAATCTCTATGGCTTCAACATCATGAAGAGAAGTCGAGTTCTTCGCCTTAACAACAGCACAAAGAAGGTTCTTGGCTGGGATAAGCAAGGTGCCGCAGATGAACTTGCAGCTGCTCTTGCTTGGCACGAGAATTCTGTCAGCCGTGCTATGGGTGAGGTCAAGATGTTTGACTCAACAGATAATCCTCTGTACTATGGTGATATCTACTCTTTCTTGCTCCGTACTGGTGGCTGTGTACGTCGTTACGACAAGAAGGGTGTCTACCTTCTCGCAGAATCTTTAACCGCTTAACTTGTGAGTTATGTTACCGAGAATTAGAATTAGATACATGAATGGCCTACTGGGCACCGTCGGGGAAAGTCCCGACGGCCTGTTCGCCTTGGTGTGTAGTGCGACTGCTATTAATGACACATTCGCTCTGGAGCGTGCTTATACTATTCAGAGTGTAGACAGTTTGACAGCACTTGGCATCACTGCAGCGAATAACGCCAGACTTTACAAGCATATCTCAGACTTCTATACAGAAGCAGAGAATGGAACAAAGCTGGTGATCTTCGGAGTTGACAAGGCTAAGACCATGACGGAACTCTGCGACCGCCAGACTGGAGCAGTGAAGAAACTCATTGTTAGCCAGAATGGAGCATTGCGTGGAATCTTCGTAGCACGTGACAATGCAACAAAAGTATCTGCTACAGATGGCTTGGATGCAGACGTGTTCACCGCATTAGCAAAGGCACAACAGATGGCTGAATGGTCAACAACTGACCTGTATGCTCCTTTATTCTTTGTCTTGGAAGGACGTGGCTATACAGGTGCAACACTGAAAGACCTTAGCAACGAAACGTACAATCGTGTCGGTGTTCTATTGGGTGATACGGAAGCTGACTCACAGGGTGGATGTGTTGGAACTTTAGCTGGTCGCTTAGCAAGTCTTCCAGTGCAGCGTAATATTGGTCGTGTCAAGAATGGAGCATTGAAAACAACTCTGCTCTATGTAGGCAAGAAGAAGGTAGAAGAGGATAGCGAAGTTATCTCTTCTATTCACGACAAGGGCTATATCACAGCACGAAAGTATGTTGGGCGCAGTGGTTACTTCTTTGCCGACGACCGATTGGCGTGTGTTGAGACTGATGATTATGCTCATCTGTCAAACCGCCGTGTCATTGATAAGGCTTATCGTATTGCCTATAACACTCTGTTGGATATGATGCTGGATGAGTTGGAAATCAATTCTGACGGCACAATGCAGACAGGAGTTATTACAAGCTGGCAGCAGACAGTAGAGAACGCTATTAATCGTTCTATGACCGCTGCTGGAGAGTTGAGTGCCGGTAATAACGGCGAAGGTTGTTCTTGTTACATAGATCCAAAACAGAATGTGGTTGCGACTTCAAAGGTTGAAATGACATTAAAGGTTCGTCCATTCGGTTATGCACGCTATGTTGATGTCAACCTTGGTTTCCAAGTAACAACAGTATAGACATGATAAATACTAAGGAATACGAGTGGTCAGATGTGACCGTAGTTGTTGCAGGTCGTCCTGTAACTGGAATTCGAGGCGTGAAATATGGCTCGAAGCAAGAGAAAGAACTGCTGTATGCCAAAGGCAACAAGCCTCACGGTATTCAGCATGGCAATATAGATTACAGTGGTGAACTGACATTACTGCAGAGCGAGTACCAAGCTTTGAAGAGTGCTGCTAATGGCAATATCCTCAATATGACCTTTGATATCGTTGTGGCTTACGGAAATCCTGAAAACGGTGATCCTATCACAACAGACATTCTCAAAGGAGTGGAGTTGACAGAAGATCAGACAGAATGGAAGCAAGGTGACAAGTTTCAAGAAAAGTCTCTGCCATTCATCTACATTGACCAAAAGAGTTATTAACAATCAAATATCGAAGATATGAATTATTCAAAAGAAGATATCAATAAGTGGAAAGCCACGCATGGTGATTTGTTTGAAATCAGCGTAGAGGGCAAGTCTTGTGTGTTGCACAAGCCTACACGTCAGGACCTGAGCTATGCCAGCGTAATCAAAGACCCTATCAAGATGAGCGAGGTCATGTTGAAGCAGCTCTGGGTTGCCGGTGATGAGGAAATCAAAACCAATGATGAACTCTTCATGGCAGTAGTTGCCAAGATGGATGAGGTCTTGAAGGTAAAGGAGGCTGAGATAAAAAAACTTTAGAGGAGGCCGGGGTTGATGACTTTGACAACGCTCAGGATATTATCTTCATAGATACTATGCTGCGCTACTACCTAAGCATTGACCCTGAACTCCTGCCAGACGAGAAATGGGCATCAACGCTCAGCGCACTCAAAGAGATAAGAAAAATAGAAAAAGACTCTAATGGACAGCGTACTTAAGTTTTTAATAAAACTACAAGCAGATGGTGGTAATGTTCTGACGGTTGCTCGTCAGACTTCCACCCAGCTGGACGATATATCACGTAAGGCACGTACTACTGGTACACGTCTGCGTGAGGCTTTTTCATTTTCGACACTCAAGAGTTCGCTGATGTCTATTCCTGGTATGGAACTCCTTACCAACCCTTATGCCCTTGTTGCTGGTGCTGTTGGTGCTATTACTAAGATAGGTGCAGAAGCAGAACAAACAGCCGTTGCCTTTACAACCTTAGTAGGAAGTGAGACAAAAGCTAAGGGAATGCTTGATGAAATTTCCAGATTTGCAGCAAAAACTCCATTTGGTAAGTTAGATCTGACAGAGAATGCGAAGACTATGCTTAACTTCGGAGTGG